AGCGGCGGCATTAAAGAAATGCGCGGCAGTCAGTTCAGTCGTGGTCGCGCCCAGAGCGGTAGAAAACCCATCAAACAGGGCGATGAGGTCTTCGTCCATCTTCTTGGCGACGGCTTCGCCCAAGACCTTACCGAGATCAGCAGCGATATCGCGTGCAGAGGAACGAGCGGCAAGATCGGACAGAACGGCCTGTACACCAACTTCTGCGGCAGTGAGGGTCGCGCTTGTGGTCGAGACCGTGGTCGAGGACATATCCGAGCCTTCCGTCAGGGCTGATGCCGAGACTTCGGGGTAGACCGGAACTTGGATTGCTTTGCCATCGTCACCGGAAATGTCGTAGGTGGTGACGAGGTTGCGGACAAGAGAGGACTCTTGCGCGGTGAAGATTGCCTCACGGACGATACTGACGAACAGATCGTCGAGAGTGCTTGTGGTGCTAGTTGCCATTAACGGCCTCCAATGCAAAAACGGTTAAAAGACCCGTGATTGCAAAGGTCGGCCACGGTGCCAACCACCCCGCTTAATTAACGTCAGTGCGGTCTGACGGCCCCGGAGAGGTTTCCTAGCCCGGTCTAGGGACGAAGCCCCGGAGTGACTGCTCCGAGGCTCCAAGAGCCACAAAAGCGAAGTCGCCGGGTTGGAGCCCATTGACCTCTAGAACCGAAAAAAGACTGTATAAAAATACAGTACAGGCGATTGTACGCCCTCTCAGAGCCATGTCAAGCCATCTTGATGTAGCCCTTGTTGTCTGTTCTTGCTTTGCGATGTTCGGCATATCGCTCCCTGCCTGACTTGCTTTTCATTAAATCCGCAAATTGATCCTGATCCATATTATCAATGCTGTCATTCGAGATACCGCCGCCGATTGATGATTGTGATCCAGTACCGCCGGGATTGGCAGAAACGAAGTGTGGATTTTCCGACAAGAATTCATCCACCAATGTATCAGGCGTCAGCGGATCGCCTGTCTTGGCATATCGGGTCATATTATTGGCGTCGATTACCTCTACTTCCCCGCTTTCTGTCATACGCACATTGGCGCGCAATAGATTAACCACTTGCTCTGCATTGATAGCCTTTCTGCGGCTTGCAGAAGCCAGTAACGCATCATCAACCTTGAGTTGTTTCAGTTCAGATCGTAACTCGTCGATTGCGCTGTCCTTTACGGCAAGATCATTACTGTGCCGCTCATGGTCTGCCTTTCGGATTTGTTCAAACTCTCCGCGCTCCTTTTGCCGTTCCAGTTCTTCGGCTTCTTGCGCGGCCTTCATCGAGCGGTATTCGTCAGGGTCTACCCCTTCATACTTGCGCTCGACTTCCCTGTTACGTTTATCCAACCGTTTCTTGACGACAGCATCTATTTCATCCTGTGTAAACATCTTCTCGGTGCTTTCGCTTTCGACTGTACTTGGTTCGATCTGCGTGTCGTTTTGCTCTGTTGATTCGTCTGCCATGTTTAGCCACCGGGTTGCGCCGCGTCACCGTACCAGTCGGGGTCGACCGGCATAAAGTGATGGCGGCAGTTATAGCCACCGCGAACCACAAAAGGATCGCCGGGGGCTTTGCCTTGCCAACTGCTGTTGACCCATTTCTCTCTGACCTCATCATCGCTCATCACCATTCCCTTGTGCCTGATGCACCAGTCGCGTGAATCGCGCACTAAGGAGCCATAGTATTCGTAATGCGTCAGCCCTGCCTCTTGCGCTTTGGCTTGCGTAAACGAGCCGTTAAACTGCATCAGCGCATCGTGCACCTGTTGATAGGCGTAGCGGCGTAGGTTGTTGCCAGCGCGGTCACGCGCATAGATCGTATGCAACTGCTCCACCGCATCAGCCACCTCATCGGCGCGGCTCGGGTCATCGCGGTAACGCTTAACAAAGTCCACCAGTGCCATCGCCGCCACATCGTCGCTTTTGGCAAAGACGCCGTTGATGGCTTGCCGCATCTCGCGCACAGTCTCTTGGGCGGGTCGCCCCGCAAGGGTGTTTTGGTACAGGCCATTTGCAAGCGTATCCACAAACCTGGCGGCAATATCCTCGTACCCGGCAAAGGCGATGCGCTTTAACTGATTGACCGTCGCGGCATCGGCGGCAACAAAGCCCTCGATTGCCCCCAACTTCTGCATCATCGCCACCACACCCGCGGCCACGTTGTCGTAGTCGCGCACGGTGTCATCTGCCCAGGTTAGGAACGTGCCGCGGATAGCGGCCTCGATGGTCACGCGCTTATTGATGGCCTCAGCCGGGCTAATCTTGCCCGCGCCCACCAACCGCTCGATCTCTGCCTCAAGGCTTTCCAATACGCCCTCAAGCCGTCGCCCATGCGTAGCATCAAGCCGCTCGATCAGCCGCTCATGCGCGTCTTGCAGACGCTTGATCTCGGCAGGGCTAGGCAACCGGCAACTCCGTGGTGAACTGGCCGACTATGCGCTGATTGGCAATCTCGTCATAAGCCTGAGGCAGTTCATCGTCCTCAACCACCAACGCGGCAATCTGCCGGTCAATCGCACGTTGGAAGGTGCCGCTTTGCAGTCCGCTTGCTCGGGCCATCTGCAGGAATTCCAAATCGGCATGGTAGTCACGCAGATCAAATGAGTCGGCGTAGTCGATAACCCCATCCCAATCTCGACCTTGCCATGCGCACCACAGCGTCCATAGTTGTTCCTCTGCCAGTTCCAAGAGGTCGGCTTTCTCCGAGAGTTTGCTGTTCAGCATCTGGAACTCGGTCTGTAATGCGACTCCGCTCTTGGCTTGTTTTTCGGTTGCCCTGACTGCTCCCAAGTGAGTAACCCGATCCACTGCTTTGATCTTGTCCTCGATGCTTGCGCGGATGCCATCAAGGTTACTGCTGTTGGGTTGCAACAGGAACGGCGTTAAACCGGGGTCAAGGTCATCCGGCATTTGGATCACGCTACCGGCTCCCGCGCTTGCCTCCGTGCCGTCGGTCTTGGCGAGCGAGGGGTGGTTGGCAATGCGGATCAACTGCTCAATCTCGCTCAACTCGTTATAGATCGCACGCTGTATATCGGCCACGTCTGCAATGTCAGGTACGCCCACGCCGCGGATCGGTGAGCGTTGCGCGTAAACACAGACCGCGGGAATGACCCCAAGCGGGTTATCCATGCGCTCAATCAATAGCGGGTCTTTTTCCGTCTCCGCTTCCCATAACTCAATGGTGTCTGGCGTCCAGATGCGAAAGCGTCGTTTGATGATGTCCGTGTTGCTTCTCAAAGGATGCTCAAACATCTCACGCACTTTGAGGTACACCAGTTTGTAAGCCCCTGACGGCGTGCGCTCATAACGCCAATCAAACACGTTCTCAGGCGTGATCAGCGTGAGGTAAGGCCGGATATCTGCCGCCAGTTCCTCGGCGCGGGTCGTGGCCTCGATGCTTGGCTTATCCAACAGCAACCAACAGTGACCGTAGACGCTAGACCACACCGTTGCTTCCCGCATCACGGTGTTAAAGGATCGCCCGTCGTGATCGGCATCCATCAGGAACGGCGCAAGGGCCGGGTCGTTTTCTATCCCGCCAAACTCCCGGGTCGGGTTATCTCGCCAGATAAACGACGAGTAGATATGCACTACGTTCTTGCACTGGTTATCGAGCGGGGTCTGTGCAAGCCGCTCCTCATAATCCTGCTCGGATTCCAGTTTGTATTTGGTCAGGTATTGCCCTCGGCGATAGTTATCGCCCCCCAGGTAAGAGCGCAACAGAAACTCCCATCTAAGTGAATGAAGGTCGTAGGTAGCACCGGTTTGCGTTATTTGCTCGTTAGCCATTAACTCCACCGTGTTGGTTGTCGTGGTTCAATATGTCGGCGCAACGGCAACTCGCCCATGACGAGGTAGCCGATTGCGTCTGCGATGTGATCTAACCCGCTTGATTTATCGGGCTGATGCGATCCGTCTATGTAGGTCAGTCCATCTAAAGATCGGATTAGGTTTGTACAGCGAGGGTTAACAAATAATCTGCGCTTATCGTCAGCGGTTTTTAACGCCGCTTGCACAGTGTTAATTCTATCAATGACAGGGTGTGCATTACGAGGCGCGCGCACTTCAAATCCTGCGTTGGACAAAATAGCGAAGTCGGTACGACCCACTGGCGCCGAAGTCTTACGAGCGCGTCCAGACGGATCGGGATATACAACGATAGGTCGTTTCGGGTATCGCTGTTTTATTTCTTCGGCCATTAGTTCCGTGTTGCTGTCTTTCAACATGATCTCGTCGATCAGGTGTAACTGGTCTGCCGCCCTAACCGAGATAACAGCACTCATCGGATCCACGTTGAAATCCATGCCGATTAATAAGGTGCCACCGTTATCGGTTACATCAGCAACGTTTTCTACGTGGTCGAAGTTGGAATAAACCCGTCCAGAAAGTGCCTCGAAGGTCGCGAGAAATTCCTGTCGAAATTCCCTCTCCCCCATATCCCGCATGGCGACTTCGATCTCGTCAGCCGACACCCGCGCTCCGTCTGCGGTGGTGAACTGGTAAGCGGCCCACCCTTCTGTATCCTGCGCGTATCGGAATAGGTCGTAGAAATGGTTGTATCCTTTCGGGGTGCCGATCCATAAAGCACGCCCTTGTCTATCTGCCAACATTGGCCGAAGGACTTCATGCCATGCATCGGGGTGCATATCAGCAAATTCGTCCATAACCAAGAAATCAAGACCAACACCGCGAAGACTGTCGTAATTATCCGCGCCCCGAAGGGATGCTGTGGCCCCATTAATTAACTCCAGACTCAGGTCAGTTTCGTTGGTGTGCGTGATTACGCTTGCCGGTGTCATCCGTTTTAACTCCTTCCACGCAATCTGCTTTGCCTGTCTGTAAGTCGGCGCGACATACCAAGCGGTGTGATTGTCATTGGCACAAGCGTTCAGTAATTCAGTGAGGGCGAGATACGTCTTTCCGAATCTCCGACCCGCTACCAGAACCCGAAACCTCGCCTGATTCCGATGCACTTCCCACTGGTTGGTGTGTAGTATGTGTTTCCGTTCCTTCATCGCGGGTGATCACTAACCGTTCTATTTGATGCTGTTCGATCTGTTGTTTATCGCTCTGGCCAAGTCGGTTCTTCCCTAACCAAATCTGCATGGTGGCATTGCCTTCTTCAGCCGTTTTCCATTGCATACGGCGAAGCGATGCGTTGCCCTGTTGCTTGCCCTGTTCTACGGCTTCCGCTATCTCGGGGTCTTGTTTTTTGTGCCGTTTCCAAGTCGCATAGTTGACCCCGATAACCGATGCTATCTCTGGTTCGGTGCAACTTAGCCCTGCCAGAGTCTTCACTTGCTCCAAATTGATTTGCGCTCTCGGGCGACCACCTTTGTTTTTTGGTTCATTCATGGCGCAAAACTCTCTGAGATAATCATCGGCACTGCTTTTCCCCAATCTATTCGATGATGTAAACGTCTATTTTTCACTCCCATCGGCGCGATGGTTACGCATGATGGCGCGACCATGATCGTATAAAAGCTTTTAACGTATGTGCCGGAATCCAGATATAACTCAGTCATCCCCC